GCTCAGTCTGACATGAGTGGTTCATCAGCCGTCTAAAGATGAAAAGTGATGAAGGTTGGCACTTATCCAAAAGTGTACCAGCAACCCTTCTACTTGGACTAATAACCCAAGCCGCGGCTATAGTATGGACAGTATCAATGATGATGTCAGATATAGACCGCAATACACAATCGATTAGCTCAGTAACTATGAGACTAGGTGAAGTAGAAGACAACGTTCACAGTCAAGCCATAGCAACAGCTAGGATTGATGAAAACATAAAAGCAATTCGTAGTGCTGTCGAGAAGATGGCAGATAGGAATAAGTAATGAAAATAGACCCACTTGGCGGTATCGTCGAAGGTCTTGCTTCTGGTTTAGATGAATTATTCACAAGTGATGAAGAGCGTGAGGCCGCTAAGTTAAAGTTAATGACTTTGATGCAACAGCCTCACATTCTCCAAGCGGCGGCAAATATTGAGGGTGCAAAACATCGTTCAGTGTTTGTCGCTGGTTGGCGACCAGCTATCGGCTGGATAGCGGCGTGTGGTCTAGCTTATGAATTCTTAATCTTACCGTTTGCAAGCTTAATAAATGCATACGCAGAATTACCTGCAGAACTACCACATCTACAAAGCGAACAACTTATGAGCCTTGTCATGGCCTTACTAGGACTTGGTGGCATGAGAAGCTTTGAGAAATATAAAGGAGTGTCCAAGTGACTGAGAAACAACTCTTAGAACTACTACACAAAACTTTAGCAGAGAACTTACTAGCACGTATACAAGACCCTGATGCAAAATCAGCAGACCTTAACGTTGCCCGTCAGTTCCTAAAAGATAACCATATAGATGCACTTCCAGCGGACGGTAGCCCACTAGCAGACCTAGTTAAGACACTACCAGACTTTAACGATGAAGATGCAGATTTATCAGAAATGCGACCTAATTAATATATGTTTACATCCACAACCTCGTTGGGTGTTCCTATAAAACAAGACCCTTTAAGTGACTTTAGAAAATTCTTGTTTGTTTGTTGGCAACACCTCAACCTTCCCGACCCTACCCCAGTTCAATATGATATAGCTAAACACATACAACATGGTGATAAGCGTATTATTGTAGAAGCCTTTAGGGGCGTAGGGAAATCATGGATTACTTCAGCCTACGTTGTGTGGTTGTTGTATATGAACCCTCAACTTAATATCTTAGTTGTATCAGCATCTAAAAACCGTGCTGATGATTTCACAACATTTACTCTTAGATTAATAAACGAGATGCCAATATTACAGCATCTTATACCAAGGACAGATCAAAGACAGTCTAAGATTAGCTTCGATGTTGGCCTAGCGGCGGCTTCACACGCACCATCAGTAAAATCTGTAGGTGTTACAGGACAGCTTGCAGGGTCACGCGCAGATGTATTGATTGCAGATGATATCGAAGTACCTAACAACTCAGCCACACAGGGCATGAGAGATAAACTCTCTGAAGCTGTGAAAGAATTTGACGCTATCTTAAAACCTAATGGACGCATTATATATCTTGGTACACCACAGAACCAAGAAAGCTTATATAACAAACTACCTGATCGTGGTTATAGTGTAAGAATATGGCCAGCTAGATATCCTAATGAAGACCAGTTGGTTTCTCTAGGTAACAAACTAGCTCCTAAGATTAAAAAAGAGATTGCAGACGATGCAGAACTACTAGGAAAATCTACAGACCCCCAGCGTTTCACTGACTATGATTTAGCAGAACGAGAGGCATCCTACGGACGGTCAGGGTTTGCTTTACAGTTCATGCTAGATACAAGACTCTCAGACGCCGAAAGATACCCTCTCAAGGTCTCTGACTTGGTTGTCATGGACATACCCACCAGCGAAGCTCCAGACAAGGTTGTATGGGCTTCTGGTGAGCAGTATGTTGTACAAGAATTACCCAATGTAGCCTTCAATGGAGACTACTATCACAAGCCTATGTATATTTCAGAACAATTTGAAGAATACAGCGGTTCAGTTATGTCTATTGACCCTTCTGGTAGAGGTAAGGATGAAACAGGTTATGCTGTCGTTAAGATGCTTAATGGTTTCCTATATGTCCGCAGATGTGGTGGAGTAGACGGTGGGTATTCTGAAGAAGCCCTGCAGAAACTTGCTATGATTGCTAAAGAAGAGAATGTTAACGAAATAATCGTTGAGAGTAACTTTGGTGATGGTATGTTTAATCAGTTGATGACACCCATCCTAACTAAGATACATCCTGTTACATTATCTGAAGTTAGACATAATACACAGAAAGAGAAACGTATTATAGACGTTCTTGAACCTGTGATGAACCAACATAAGCTAGTGGTAGACAAAAAGCTTATCAAACAGGATTACGAGAGTACACAACATCTCCCACCTGAGTCATCTTTGAGATACCAGCTTATGTATCAGATGACACGGTTAACTGCAGAACGTGGAGCGTTATCTAACGATGACCGCTTAGATAGTTTAGCAATGGCTGTACAATACTGGGTGGATGCTATGGCACAAGATGCAGAACAACGCATTGGTGCTAGAAGAGAAGAAGTATTACGTAATGAAGTCGATAAGGTTCTACAGTCAGCCTCAATGGGTCTGGCAGTTATTACAGGACACATAGCAGACGGTACAGGTAAAGGTATGAAGTGGTAGCACTTCGGGTTTGCTCTAAGTGATTAAGTTGCACTATAGAGCTAACCCCCCTGTATACCCCTATAGGATACTATAGGATATCTATAGGTATCTATAGGTATCTAAAGACCAGAGATAATAGGTTACTACGGGTTAGTCGTCGTAGGTAATCCTCTCATAAAAGTATAAAGACTATGAAGAATATGATAATAGATATGATGGTAAAGCTGTATTCCCGTAACAAGTTCCATAGGAATGCTATAAAAGCTATAAGAGAACTAAATGAATGTACTGATAGAGAGCTAGCTGACATGGGTATCAATAGATACGAGATCAGACATAAGGTTTACTCTGGGTATCCTAAATAATTTTGGTAGAAAAATCTGAAGTGGTATACGTAAATCACCGGACGCAAAAATCCCCCTGCCCGATTGACACTCTAATTATTGTGGGTGCGCGATGGTTTGCACCATTATTTACACCACACCACCAATTCATCCAATATAGGTGGGGGATGGCAACAGTTAACCAGATTGTTACCACCTCTTTTTGCTAGGTTTCTAAAGGCCACGCCAAGAATTGAAAAGCTTTGCCTGTTTTTGCTTTCTCTACTGTTTTGAAATTCTACAGACAACCAACACAAACCAACAGAAATCCAACCACAACCACAACCAAGGTCAACAGGCAACCATAAGACTATTATATAACTAAAGACACCATAAGATATTACAGCCCTTTTAGAGGGCTTTTTTACCGTCGTGTCTCTATTGTTTTTTAATTAATTATTAATTGGTGTAAATTAACTGTTTACAATCTAATCGTTATCGCGTATTAATCTATTAATGTTAATTAAATATAAGGAAATCTTAAAATGTTAAACGATATGACAAAAACAATCTTCACAATCATTCTACTTATTATGATGGGTGCAACCACAGTATTATGCATTGCCGCTGGTGCTTTAGGTGTTGCTGGTGGTGTTATGGCAATTATTTGCGCCGCTATCATCTTAATAAACGAACATTAATTAAATCTAACCATTAAATCATACTAACTAAGGAAATAATAAAATGACAAAAGCAATCGACACAATGCAGGAAATCACAAACAAAGTAATTTCATTAATGGAACAACACGGGACAGACTGGTCTAAACCTTGGCGCGATAGTGCTAGAGCCGTTGGTAATCCTATCAGTGCTAAGAAACGTGAATACACTGGCATCAACTTTCTTAACCTTGGATTTATTACAGCAATGTCTGGCTATAAATCACCAGTATTCGCAACGTTTAAACAGTGGAAATCTTTAGGTGCTACAGTAAATAAAGGTTCTAAAGGAACTCATGTTCTATTCTACACAACTTTAAAAATTAAAGATAAAGTTACTGGTGAAGAAAAATCAATTCCATTCCCTAAAACTTATGTAGTTTTTAACGCTGATCAAGTTACTGGCTGGGACGGTTCGTGGCTTGAAGAAACTGACAGCGAATTAGATGGCGTTCAAGATTGGAACGATATCAAAACTGCTGATCAATTTATTGCTAAGTTACCAGCCAAGATTGAATACAAACCACAAAATCAAGCATTCTATTCACCAGCTCAAGATATTGTTGTTTTGCCAGAGCGTCACCAGTTCAAAAACGCATCGGGATTTTATGGAACTGCACTTCATGAGTTAATCCACTGGACAGGCCACAGTTCACGCCATGATCGCTTTAAATCATATGGCAAGTTTGGTGATAAAGATTATGCATTTGAAGAGCTGGTCGCTGAGTTAGGTAGCGCGATGTTATCCAATACACTCAAGGTTGATAGCGAGCCACGCGCTGACCATGCAAAGTATCTTAATAGCTGGATTAAGTGTCTTAAATCAGACCCCAAAGCAATCACCAAAGCCGCCGCTTTATCTCAAAAAGCTTGCACATATTTAACAGAGGCCGCCGCCTAGGAATGCATCGGTTAACCCATCGGAGACGGTGGGTTTGCCCGTGCAATTCAGCGCGATTTAAAAAAGGAAAAATTAAAATGAGACAAATTGAAAAAGAAATGCTTACAGCAATTAAAGATAAGCGTGAATGGGTAAAAGGAAACACTGCTGTATTTATAGAAAACGCTGGCAATCCTTATGGTGATAGAGCTGAAATATACTTACACGGTCAGCACATAGCAGATTATTGGTATGATGCACCAGAAAACGAAAAACTGGACGTGGACGAATACACGTTATTTGCTTGGCCTACAAACACCACGAAAAGCCGCCTGAGAGCTTTAGGGGCTGATGTATACACTAAGGACGGGGTGGTATTTTCACGCGGTCAGGCGGTGCTATCATGAGACTTTACACAAACAGAAAAGGTAATTGGGCTGGTACTCAAGCAGATGCTAAAAAAATGGGTGGGTTTTTCTGTGTCGATGTACCCACAATAAAACCAGAGTTGTTAAATTTCTTAAACTTATACAACGTTAAAGAAACTATTTACCAACCCATAGAGACACCATCAGCACCCACTAGGCAACCATCCGAACCAGCCAAGCCCAGAGAGATCAAGCAGAACTCATGGGACGAATTCAACACGGTCAAAAAGCATTTAGAAACGTGTAATCGTGAAGCTGTTTTTACAATCATGAATTTAGCAATCCAACGATATTATGAATTGGATGGTGTTGAAGATTGATTGCATCAGTTAACCCATTGGAAATTTCAGTGGGTTTGCTCATGCAATCAAGCATGATCAGAAAGGTAAATAAAATTATGGATATCTTATTATCAACGACTACAATCGACAGTTCAGCAGATTTTGCAGAGTATTCAAATGGGGTTCACGCCGCATACGAGCAAATCAATACACCAGATTTTAGAATTACTGAAGCATTCGAAAGCTTTCACTATGACCCTGCAGACACCTTTTTTCAGCAAGGTTTCTTTGATGCTATAAGCCACGAACTTGAAAAGGTTCTTAATGTTTAGCCACGTCTTATCAGTGTTCTTACTGCAGATGTTTGGAAAACAAGAAGACCAAACAAAAGCAGTAAGGATAGATCAAAAACATATCCCAATGTGGAAGCCAGAATATAAAGGAGAAGAGCCACCATTTTAATAGGTAAAGTTTAGGTTGTAAATAAATGCGTAAACGTTTAGAAACCTAAACATCCTACTAACCATTTCATATCCATTAAGGATTGAGGGCAGTAAATGAAAATAGAAATAGGAAATATAAAGCGTAATGAGATTAGAAGTTGACTGTGGACTAACCACAAATGGTAACAAACAAGTATCAACAAGATATTGCATGACCCAAAATACTTGGTATGGTAAATCTATTGAACTACGTGCTTTGAATATTATAATAATAATCGACTTGATATATAAGAAAAAAGGACTAGATAGAACCAATGAAATATAGAAATAAAAGCGCAGACCACGGCGGCCACTCACGACCAGTATCTTCGTGGTGTAACCCCTTCACTGGACCACCTAAAATCCACCTTAATTTAATTAGAATGATGAACTGGTGGACTAAGAATAACTTTGCTCTACCGAGATATTGGATAAGTTTAAAATGCAATCCATTGTGATTGGCATTTAGAAAAGAAAGAAAAATGAAACAATTAAATAATGTCGTTGAAGCTTTAAACATAATGGCTGATTTATATTACAAATGTACAGTAAATCATGCACGAGTTTTTCTATATGTTGCCGCCCACCGCGATGAAATAATTGAAACCAGAGACTTAGTAGCTATTTTAAATATAACTCAATCTAGTTTAAATAGAACAATTAGATCAATGGCTCATAGGTCATACCTAAAAGAAGAAGGTTTAGGTATATTAGAATTAAAGACTTCGCCAGAAGATGAACGTCAGCGAATAGTTACTTTAACACCTAAAGGACTTGAGT